GTTGTACTTGACCCCTTTTTGAACTTTGAGAACCCAACCTATGTAGATTATGATGGGTCCTCACACGATGCACACCAGTTTCCGGAACTAATTGAAGGAATCGATGGATATATCATAAATGATATGTTTACGGAAGTGGTGTTAGCATCAGGCATTTGTCCGCATTATTTCTTTTCAATCAAGAATTTTTTGCTTTCTCTCCGATTACCATTCAAGGCTTATTATAAGAAAATACCGGGTGTAAAAGGGAGGAGAGAAATGATTAGCGGGAATGTCTATGGCACAGTATTTTCTGGCCATCCAACGCGTACAACTTTTGGGAATACTATGAGAGTTATATATTATGCGTTGTATACCAAACACCTAGCCAGCATAGAAAAGATGCGAATTCTAGTAGCTGGTGACGACGTATTATTAGAAATGGAAGAAACGGATTATGCTCGTTTCTACCAAGCTCATTCACAGGTGTATTGGCTGGGAGCAGAAGGGTATAAACAACATGGACTAGGTCAGTTGAGTAAAGGAACTCATAAGACTGGTCGAACAGGGAATTTTTTATCCAAAAAGATATACAATCTCGGTTACGATGCTGTAATTACCCGGACTCCACTTCGCATCATAGCAACTGGACTCATATATGATCCTACATCCCCCATTGACTATTATGAGCATCAAACACTCACACTAGCTAATGTTCGGGAAGATACTGAGAATAATGAATTATTGTCATGGATATATGAGCATCGATTGAAATATGCCACATTTAAGATTATGTGTAAGAAACAAATCGATGAGTTGATGCATTACGTACGCCCTAATGACGTAGCTGTTCGACCCACAGCGCAAAAAGAGGTCAAGGTCAATGAATTATGGCACCTCCTTTCACAGCGTGAACGGGAAGCCTACCATAACCGTTTCGACCTGCCAACTTATATCCAGATACTACAGGGTACAGACGTTTTATATGATGATGAATTACATTAAACAAGTCGGTATCGAAAGTTAAATAAACTGTTGGCTTCACCAGCTTAACTGGTGTGACTCACAAAGAGTGTTAGGGTTCCTGTGTAATCATCCCGCATTATAAAATGATTAATCCATAGATCTAACCAACGGGTTAGACAGGCGTGTTGTGTTATTGGACACTAACCTGCAGCTAAATTAAACAAATGATTTAGCATTAAATAACTTAGCCACTATAGGCTAACAAATGTAGACAACCGGAGTAAACTCCCTCGGCTTCCGTAAGGTAAAGTAGGGATTTACTAATCTACTTAAATATATA